TTGGTAGACTACAACTCGCATACGAGAATCTTCCTAAGTGGTTACAACAGGGTGTGGTATCTTGGAACAAAGGTTCTGTAGACTTAGAGAATGGTAGTAGAGTGGTTGCATCCTCTACATCCTCAAGTGCAGTTCGTGGTGGTTCATTCAACATGATATTCTTGGACGAATTTGCATTCGTTCCAACTAACGTGGCAGAGGACTTCTTTAGTTCTGTTTACCCTACAATCTCATCTGGTAAATCCACAAAGGTTATTATTGTATCAACACCTAACGGTATGAACTTATTCTACAAGTTATGGGTAGATGCAGAGAACAAACGTAACTCTTATAATATAGTAGACGTACACTGGAGTCAAGTGCCAGGGCGTGACGAAAAGTGGAAAACAGAGACAATAGCGAACACCTCAGAGGAACAATTTAAACGAGAGTTTGAATGTGAATTCCTTGGTTCTGCAAACACGTTAATACATCCTGCTAAGATTAAAGCAATGGCATTCCACAATCCACTTACTTCTAATGCTGGATTAGACATGTATGAAAAACCAAAACATGGTGCAACGTATGTAATTGTTGCAGACGTATCAAGAGGTACGAATAACGATTACTCTGCATTTATTGTATTTGATGTATCTACAGTACCGTATCGTATTGTTGCAAAATATCGTGACAATGAGATTAAACCTATGTTGTTCCCTAATATTATACATGATGTTGCGAAAGCATATAACATGGCATATGTACTGGTAGAGGTAAATGATATTGGTGAACAGGTTGCAACTGCACTACAATTTGACTTGGAGTATGAGAACCTAATAATGGCAAGCATGCGAGGTCGTGCGGGTCAAGTCGTTGGGGGTGGTTTTAGCGGTGGAAAAGCACAACTTGGGGTAAGAACAACAAAGGCTGTAAAAAGACTAGGTTGCTCTAATATTAAACAGGTTATCGAAACTGATAAGATGTTTATCCAAGATTATGACTTAATTACAGAACTATCTACCTTTATTCTCAAAGGACAATCATATGAAGCAGAAGAAGGACACACAGATGACCTTGTAATGTGTTGTGTATTGTTCGGATGGTTGATAGAACAAACATATTTTAAAGAATTAACAGATGATGATATTCGTGCAAGGATGTTTGCAGAACAACAGAATCAATTAGAACAGGATATGGCACCGTTTGGGTTTATGGATGATGGTATTCAAGAACCTTATGGTGAGACTGTTATAGATGAGTATGGTACTAGATGGAGTCCAGTAGTTCGTACACACGACTCAGATTGGTAGAAATAGGCAAATACCTACATAATATCAATTAGGTCATTATCTAATTTTAAGTAACAATTAGCACAAACAACTTTGGACTTTTCGATGAAATCTTTAACTTCTTTTCTAGATTCTTCATTAAGTCCCTTTCTTTTTGTGCGTTTTCGTATTTCTGCCTCGTGTGGGTGGAATTGGAGACATGCGTTTTCGGATTCTCCACAGTAGTGACAGTACTTATCTTCTAGGTATTCATTTACCCAGATGATACGTTTACGATAATTACGTTGCGACACACGTTTAATTGTTTCTTTGTATTTTTGGTAAAACTCTGACATGAATTTATTTATATGCTAGAGAACCTATAAAAACCAAAAGTGTAGAGATGCGATTTTATAAATATATTCGTAAGTTTGAGTTAAACTAAATTATTGAATCCACAAAGGAGAAAACAAAGATGGCATTTCAAGTATCCCCAGGCGTTCTCGTCAAAGAGATAGACTTGACCAATGTCGTTCCTGCTGTTGCAACTTCAATTGGTGCGATTGCTTCGGGCTTTTCAAAAGGCCCAGTAGAAGAAATCATCCCAATCGGTTCAGAGCAAGAATTGGTCGATATCTTCGGAAACCCAAATTCAAATAACTTTGAAAATTGGTTTACCGCCGCCAACTTCCTTCAGTACACAAACGGATTGCGTGTTATTCGTGCAGACACGGATGCAAAAAACGCTACCGCAAATGGTGCTGGATTGAAGATTAAAAATGACAATGATTATGATAACAACTATGCTGGTGGACAAGGTTCTATCGGTAACTGGGCATCTAAATTCCCAGGCACTTGGGGTAACTCCCTTGCTGTATCTATCTGTGCAAATGCTGGTGCATTTGAGGAAACATTCAGTGGTAACGCTGGAACACTAGGTGTAACAACTGGAACACCTGCTGCTGGAGCAACTGTCGTTGGAATTGACAACGGTGGTGGTTCTGCTGGTGACGGTGGTGCAAAATTCACTGTAGGTGATGTTGTATATTTCCAAGAAGCAGATGGACAACAGTATGAAGTTACTGCTGTTGCAAATGACAACCTAACTATTAGACAACTAGATAACCCTAACGGTGGTGGACTAAAATCTGCACTTGCCGCTGCGACTAATGTTCGTAGACGTTGGAAGTTCTATGACTTGTTCGATGCTGCTCCAGGCACATCAACATACGGAACTTCTAAAGGTTGGAGTAACGATGAAATGCACGTTGTTGTGCATGACATGGATGGTGGTATCAGTGGTTTTGATTCAGATGTTGCTGGACAAAGAACTAATGCAGTTCTTGAAGTCTACCCATTTGTATCACAGGCAGCTAGTGCTAAAACTCCACAAGGTGGAAGTAATTTCTACCCTAACGTAATAAACACTGCTTCTAGAATGGTTCGTTGGATGGATCACGATGGTTCATTAACGGATGCTGGTACTAACAAAGCATCTGGACAATCGTATGCATCTGCAGCTGGTGACGCTGGAATTATCAATGACAACCTTTTAGGTGGTACAGATGATAACCCAACTATCGGTGAGTTAGATGTTGCATATAACCTATTTGCAGATTCAGACACTATTGATATTAACCTTATCATGGCAGGTACATGTCCTGCTGGTACTGATGGTATTACACACGCAACTATGATTATGGACTTGTGTGAAGCAAGAAAAGACGTAGTTGGATTTATATCTCCTCGTAGAGCAGATGTAGTCGGTGTTGCAACTAGTGCTGCTGCAACAAACAATGTTAAAGGGTTCTTCGATAATCTCGCAAGTTCTTCTTATGCAGTGTTTGACAGTGGTTACAAGTACATGTATGACAAATACTCAGATGTGTACCGTTATGTTCCTATGAATGGTGACATGGCAGGACTTGCTGCGAATACAGACAATGTTGCAGACCCTTGGTTCTCACCAGCGGGTTACAACAGAGGACAAGTTCGTGGTGCAGTTAAACTTGCGTACAACCCAACTAAAGCACAAAGAGATATTCTTTATCCTGCTCGTGTAAACCCTGTTTGCACATTCCCAGGCCAAGGTACAGTTCTCTTTGGTGACAAAACTGCGTTGTCTAGACCAAGTGCATTCGATAGAATTAATGTTCGTAGATTGTTCATTGTTCTTGAGAAAGCAATTGCTACTGCTGCTAAGTTCCAACTGTTTGAAATAAACGATGCGTTTACTCAAGCACAGTTCAAGAACTTAGTTGAACCTTTCCTTCGTGATGTTCAAGGTAGAAGAGGTATTACTGATTTCTCAGTAGTTTCTGATGATACTAACAACACAGGTGAAGTAATCGACAGGAATGAATTTGTCGCTGACATTTACATTAAACCTGCTCGTTCCATCAATTTTATTACACTAAATTTCATCGCCGTAAGAACTGGTGTTGCGTTTAGTGAGGTAGGGGGTTAATCATGGCTAGTATAGACGATTTCAAATCAAACCTTATCGGTGGTGGTGCAAGAGCGAATCAATATCGTGTGATTATGACTACTCCCCCAGCAATTACTACTGGGCTGGACGTTAATCGTGCGAGTTTTCTCGTAAAGGCTACATCATTGCCAGGGCAAACTATTTCTGAAATTGAAGTTCAATTCAGAGGTAGACAACTCTACATGGCGGGCGACAGAACAGTTGAAGCATGGACTACAACAATCATTAACGATACGGACTTTATGGTTCGTAACGCAATGGAGCGTTGGATGAGTGGTATCAATGACCTAGAAACAGGTGTTGGACTTACAAATGTGTCAGATTATACTGCACAATTGAGAGTTGAACAACTTGATAGAGATGATAACATTCTGAAGTCATATGTTCTAAAGAACTGTTGGCCGACAGCAGTCGGAGCGATAGAACTGTCATATGATACCGTAAGTGAAGTCGAAACATTTGACATCACTTGGAGATACACAAGTTTCTCCGCTAGTGCGGTATAAGTCCTCTTTTTTACCCGACTAAATAGAAGGGTAAAACTTAGGAGAATTATAGTATGGCGGAACTTTTCGGTTTCAGAATTACAAGAGCGAATCAAGATGGGGGAAGTGATAGTTTCACTTCTCCTGTCTCTGATGACGGCACCCTCGACATTGTATCGGGCGGTGGTCATTACGCTTCTGTCCTTGATATGGATGGAAGAGACCGTAATGAAGTTGATTTAATCCGTAGATATAGAGATATTGCACAACAACCAGAGTGTGACAGTGCTATTGAAGATATCGTAAATGAAGCAATTGTAAGTGATGAACGTGACCAATCTGTATCAATAACACTTGACAGACTAGACG